CAAAACGGGCTGGCCTCACTCAATAAAAATTTACAAGGCAATCAGGCAATCCTAGCACGATACACCAGTGAAGTAGCAACCATACCAGGACAAGTTGCTGGTCTTGAAGCACAAATAAATGCTATTCAAACTCCACCACCGGCCACAGCCAGTCAGGCTGCTGGAGATGACGCATCTCGAGGTCCCAATGCACCAGCACCTGCAAAAGTCAGCGCCAACGGTCGTATAGTGGCACCTACTGTTATCTCGCCCACCAACGCTGACACAACATTAACATCTGAGAACAGTGGTGATCAAGGACTTGACGGCCGAACACGTACTACAGAACAAACACAAGCCACCAACGGATACGATAAGGGTATCAACATATACACAGAAGATGGCTCATTATCAAATTTTAGAAGAAACCCTGACACTGGCGAGTTATATAATGCCAGTGGCCTGCCAGGCGGGGTTGATGTAAAAACAGAACCAGGCACGCCCACTAGAGATGATGCAGCCAACAACAGCACTAATACCAAGCAAACTGACGTCAACAAGGCTCAAGCCGATCCCATACAGGTCAAACCACAGCCCAACATTCTAGACCGATACAACAATTATGCTTGGTCAGCATCAGTTTATTTGATGTCAGGCTCTCAGTATTCAAAATTAATGAACAGTAAAGACAAAAAGATTGATGGATACTATTTAATGTTTCAATCAGGTGGTGCTGGAGTCAGCGATGGTGTGATTAGACCTCCGCTGCCTGCCACCAACGGTGGTGGTGGCGATGCTGATGCACAACCCGGTGGATTTTACGGTACCGCATCTCCCACATACCCCACAGCAAATCGCAGTCCATTTTTTCCCAACGACTTCTACATTGACTCAGTCACAGTAGAGACTCAATGTGTGGGCAAAGGAACAGGCGCCGCCCACCTTGCTACCAACTTAAAATTCACAGTGGTTGAACCGCAAGGTATCACATTGCTAGAACGCATGTACGAAGCCGTGGCCAACATGGAACCTAGAGATGCCGCTGGCAAAGTAAACTACACTGCCGCAACATATCTCATGGTACTGCGTTTTTACGGCTACGACGAAAGTGGCAATATCGTATACCCTGTCAAAGGCGGACTGGACTCACCGGCCAACACCAGTGACCCGTCTGCTGTGGTGGAAAAATTTATACCTTTTATAATTGCCAAGGTCAACTGGACCATTGGCTCAAAAACAGTGTCATATGATTTTGAAGCCGCACCTGTTGGACAAAATATTGGCGGCGGATCCAGCCGCGGAACCATACCATATGATGTGCAACTGGTAGACAGCACAGTGGGAGGATTACTGGGAGGCAATGCCAAGTACTCAACTGGCACAGCACCCAATGCCAGTCCAGGAGCATCAACAACAGCACCACCGTCAACTCAAGCATCAGTGCGAGCAGTAGATAATGCTATTGCGGCGGGAACCCCGCCGCCTCCTTCGGCAGCGGCAGCACCGAGTCCCAAGAAAGTAATCACCGAAGGCTTGATGGGAGCCATGAATGATTTTCAACGAGAACTAGTGCAAAGAGGAACATATCTAATAGCCGATGAATATTCAATTGAATTTGTTGGCATACCAGCCCTGGCCAGTGCCGCCGATATCAGTGCCGCCAAGATTCAATTGCCCAACGTAAAAAAAGATACCAAACAATCACCGATGCGGAAGCCAGATCCAGCCAATTTAAAGCAGGATACTATTTCAGTTGATTATGAAAATCGCAACTTCAGTATCACAGCCGGTCAACAAATTTTGCAAGTGATTGAACTGGTCATTAGAAATTCAAGTTATATTGGCAAACAAAAATTAGTGATAGAAGGTCCTGATGGCAAACAACAACTCAATCAACAAACAACCAAGAATGTCACTTGGTTTACCATAAGCATGAGTAGTGAGCGCAAAGGGTTTGACGACAATCGTAACGACTATGCTTACAAGATCAAATATACTGTGAGTCCATATTTGGTAAAGAATCTAGACAGTCAGTATTTTCCCACTACTAAATTTACTGGAGTACACAAAAGTTATCCCTTCTGGTTCACCGGACAAAATACAGCGGTCAAAGATTATCAAGAAACACTCAACACAATGTTTGTGAGTACATTGAGCGGCAGCGGCCCTGGCACCAGTGTAACAGCCCAACTTAGAAAAAAATACACCAGTAGCATGTCGGACCTGGTGAAATATGTTTACAGTCCAAGAAGCGGAGAAAGCAGTTTTGGTGCCGAAGGCAAAGAACTTGAACCCAATGCCAATGCCGCTGAGATCCTGTACAATCCCAGTGACCTAGCCAGTGCCAAGGTACGAATCATTGGAGACCCTGCCTGGATCATGCAAGGCAGTCAGTTCAAGCCACTGACTGCAACCACCGTATATCCTGCGGCCAGAACAGGATTTGAGGCCGACGGATCAATAAGTTTTGACAGTCAAGATATCTTGTTTGAAATGTTGTGGCAACGCCCAGAAGACTATGATCTCGGCACCGGTGTAGCAGATCCTTATAAAACACAGATTGGGCCTGACAAAAAACCCCTGCAGAGCCGAGTATACATTGCTACCAAAGTCACAAGTGAATTCAAAGGCGGCAGTTTTGAACAGACACTGGATGGAAGTCTATATCTCTTTCCGTTGCCGTCTGGCAAGAATGCCGCCAATCCTGCGGCTGCTTCTGCTGTGGCAGCATTGGTTGCCAATCCAGATGGTAAACGCACACAAGGCAATACCAAGAAGACAGGCCCTGGCTGGGTAAAAGCAGGCGGCACAGAAACTGGCGGCCTTGCTGCCACTGGTAACCCAACACTATCAGGTTCAACAGATCCCAACAACAAAAACATAAGACCTGGCAGTCTCAGAGACCGTGCCGCACAACAGCGACTCACAGCAGTACCAAGTCAACAAACTGTTTATGTCGGTGCCCCAAACAGCAATGCCAATGGTGTTGTTGTGGGTGGAGACAATATAGAGCCCGCACCTCCACCCCGGCCTCCCACTGACGGCACCGGAGCCCGGGTGTCTCCAGTCAACACACAAAATGTTACAGGACCCCCAAAATTACCAACTGTATCGCAACCCGGACTGTTGGATAGATTTTTAAATAGAGTGGCAGGACAAAAGATCGATCCACAAAAAATCAATAGAACTGACCAATAAAGGACACACATGGTAGATAATGTACAACGTAGCAAAGGCCGTCCCGGTAACTACAAACTAGACCGCGGGGGTGTGCCTTCGGAGTTTGGTCCGTTTACTGGTGTGGTCATGAGCGCCGTAGACCCAACTCGTAGTGGCCGCTTGCGTGTGTTTATTGAAGCATTTGCTGATGGCGGCGAAGAGGGCATGCAAAACGACGCCAAGTGGACCACAGTGAGTTACATGCCGCCTTTTTATGGCAATACTCCAAAAACTACTACCAATGGTTCTACTTTGAATCTTGGCGCCTATCCCGGAACTCCCAACAGTTATGGCATGTGGTTTACTCCGCCTGATGTGGGAGTCACTGTGATTTGCATCTTTGTAAATGGTGACCGCAGTCAAGGCTATTATATTGGTGTTGCTCCCGAACAAGGAACAGGACGCATGGTGCCGGCCCTGGGAGCAGTGGATAAAGCACAAGCCAAAGTACAAAATAAAAATCAAGAAACATATTTTGCTGATGCTTCACGGCTGCCTGTTGCAGAAATCAATATCAACAACGACGAACTGTTTAACAGCCCAAGATTTTTTGATGGCATAAAACCTGTGCAAAGTGTTGTGGCACAAGCATTACTCCAACAAGGTCTCATAACCGACAACGAACGCGGTACCATAAATTCCAGCAGTCAACGAGAAACTCCCAGTGCTGTGTTTGGCATTAGCACCCCTGGCACAGCCATTTATCAAGGCGGCATGAAACCCAACAATATCAATGCTAAACTAAACGCTGGAGAAATTAAACCGGGAGATGCACAGGTTATTGGACGAGTTGGCGGCCACAGTTTTGTGATGGATGACGGCGATACTGCTGGCAACAATGCCCTGCTGAGATTGCGCACATCAAAAGGCCACCAAATCACCATGAGTGACACAGGAAACTTTTTCTACATTGTTCATGCCAATGGACAGGCCTGGTTAGAGTTTGGTGTAGAAGGCACAGTAGATGTGTATGCCACAAACAGTGTAAATGTGCGCACCAAGGGCGACATTAATTTACATGCTGATCGGGACATCAATATGTTTGCCGGCCGCAACTTCAAAGTCAAGAGCAAAGAAGATATGCAGTTGGAGACCAATACATTCTTGAGTATTCAAGCACAGGAAGACATTACTTTGTATAGCAAAAGCACAATAGGTGTCAAGTCAGACGGCACACTCACACTTAACAGCGCATCAGGTTCCTGGGGTGCAGGATCTGCATTAGCATTGCAGGCAGGTGGTATTGATCTCAATGGTCCTGCTGCCGGCACAGTGGCCAATCCACAACCACTGACCACAACTTTGTTGGATGATACCAAATGGGACACCAGCCGAGGTTGGATAGTCAAACCCGAAGGATTAAAAAGCACAGTGAGTCGTGCGCCCACACATGAACCATATCCATATCATAACAAGGGTGTGGACGTTGAGGTTGCGTTTGAAGAGGGCAAACCCTCACCACCACCCGGTGCAGAACCAGTTCCTGCTGGTATAGAGATACAGGCGAAATAACATGGCTGAATTCTCATTTACCAGCAGTGATGGGAAACCATTTACAATTAAAGGCCCAGAAGGTCTCACACGAGATCAGGCTGAAGCAATTTTTAAAAAGCAAGACTCCACAGGATCACTGGTGGGATTCAAACCTGGCGACAGTCTCTCTGCGGCCTCGCAAGCAGCCAGCGGTTTGGCTTCTGCTCAAGGTGCCTTACAACAAGCACAAGGCGGCCTGGCCGGCGCACTTGGCAGTGTAGGAAGCATCGCACCATTGGGATCAATTGGTACTGCACTTGGTGGAGCCGGGGGCGCATTAGGCGGCTCATTAGCCGGAACTGCCGCTGGATTGACTGCAGCCATAGGTCCTGCTGTATCAGCAGCCTCGGGGGCCATTTCTTCAACAATTGCCGGAGCCGTAGATGCAGGCAAGGCTCTGGTCAGCGCCGCGGTCATACAAGGATCAACCGCAGTTGCCGCAATACAAAACATCAACAAAACCATAACCGGTGTTCCAGTCACCAATCCTATCAACACTGCTGACTTCTCAAAAGTTGCCAGTGGATATACTAGTGATGGTGCTGTGAGTGGCATTGGTCCCATGAGCATACCAGAAGTAAATGGTGTGTTAGCACAGGCAAAAAATTTAACAGGGCAGGCCTCCAGTACTGTCAGCAACACCAAGGGTCTTGGCGTATTTGGACTTGATCTAAAACAATTGGAAACAGCAGGATTTATCAAACCTGGTGTGGCAGCCCTGGCAGCACAAGGTGCAAGTTTATTCTCTAGTGTGGCCAAAAGTCCTGCGGCCTGGACCGGCAAAGATGGAATCAAAAGTGCCGGTGATTTGCTAGGCAACGCTGGCAAACAAAGTCAAATACAACAGGATCTCATGACCAAAGGTGTGGCAGGACTGGGCGCAGTGGGAATACCTGTGCAAAATTTATCAAGTCAAGGCATTGCTGGCATGGCTCTGAATGCCGCAAAAAGCCTGCCCAATGCTGAAGCATTTGCCAAAGGTCTGCCCATTCCAGGCGACGCCACAGGCGCTGTACAAGCCGCGTTCTCAAGTGCCGTTCGAGATGGTGCGTTTGCTGTGAACTTGGTCAATACCAAAATACCCACAGCATTTAAACAACAAGATATCCCTGTGCCCAAGTCAGACACAGTGAATCGTGCCACACTGGATGCGGCCAGTACCAGAGTAGTAGGTGATCCAAAGATACCTACACCTAGTTACACATCTCAAGTCAGCACAGGCACAGCCCAAGAATATATAGATCGAGTAACGGAATTCTTTGATAATTATCTTGATCCCACTGAACAAAAGTTGGCCGCCCTGGATCCAAAATTTGCGGTGTTGGAAAACCAACAAACCATAACACAAGCACAGTATGATGCACTCAACTCGGAACGTGATGCCATCCGTAACTACTATCTTATTAATGGTGTTCCCAAAGCGTCAGCACTATCTGAATTGTATAATTTATTATCTAGTGCTGATAAAGCCATTGTAAAAAATCTAGAATTTGCAATCAGTGCGGTTGCCGCAAAAGTTCAATCTGGTACTGCATTATCAACTCAACAAAGACAAAGATTAAATGCTTTGAGTCAGAAAATTGAAGGACGCGGTGAGGGCGAATAAGCACCTATAAATACCATATGGCACAAACATTCATTGGATTCAACACACAAGGTCAATACAAAAAGTTCACACTCACGGACTTTGAATTGATCAAACGCGACCTTCTAAACGCATTTAACATACGTCAAGGGCAACTGCCTGGCCGTCCTGCTTATGGCACTAGTTTATGGGACTTTTTGTTTGAGAATCAATTGGAAGACTTGCAAACCAACATAGTGACAGAAATTCAACGGGTAGCCGGCGGCGATCCAAGAATCTACATCAGTGACACACAGGTATATCCACAAGAGAATGGCATACTGCTTGAAATTGAACTTGCAGTCGTACCAAGCACAGAAGCACAAAGACTGAGTATCTTCTTTAATCTAGAACAACGTTCGGCAAGTTACGTATAAACTGAGCGGTTTTTAACTTCCATAAATAAAAGAAGAGGCTCAGTATAATGGCAAAAACAACAAGACAAACGGCGATATTTGGTGTAGAAGATTGGAAACAAATCTATCAAACCTATCGCGAAGCCGACTTTCAAAGTTATGATTTTGAAACCCTGCGCAAAAGTTTTGTTGATTACCTGCGTTTGTATTATCCAGAAACGTTCAATGACTATATTGAATCGTCAGAATACATTGCTTTGTTGGATGTTATTGCGTTCATGGGCCAGGCGCTGGCTTTCCGTACAGATCTAAACACTAGAGAAAACTACATAGACACAGCCGAGCGTCGTGACAGTGTGGTTCGCCTGGCCAACCTTGTGAGTTACACTGCCAAACGCAACATTGCGGCACAAGGCCTACTCAAAGTATTTTCAGTGACCACAACAGAAAACGTTGTGGACTATCAAGGCGTAAATCTTTCTAACCTTACTGTTAATTGGGCAGACCAGACCAATCCAGATTGGCAAGAACAGTTTACCACAATCATCAATGCCAGTCTAGTTGACACACAAAAAGTTGGACGTCCCGGCAACAAACAAACTTTGTTGGGAGTAGACACCAGCGAATATGGCATTAATCTAGTGCCCGGCTTTTTGCCAATAGTACCATATACTGCCACAGTAGACGGAGTCAACATGCCATTTGAAGCCATGTCATCTACATCAACAGGCCAGACCTATTTGTACGAACCTTCGCCGCAGGCTGACCAGCCATTCAACATTTTGTTTCGTAATGACAGCCTTGGGTTTCAGTCAGCCAACACCGGCTACTTCTTTATGTTCAAGCAAGGTGTGCTACAAAACCAAGATTTTAACTTGGCTGAAAAAATCAGCAACCGCACAGTGAATATCAACATTGAAGGCGTCAATAACGAAGATCGTTGGTTGTTTCAATTAGACGATGTTGGCAGTATCAATCGCGAATGGGCATATACTGAAAATATTTACTCTGCTGGTGCTGAACAAGTGGGCACTACCCTGCGACCTATCTATACTGTTACATCAAGAACAAACGATCAAATTACCATGGTGTTTGGCGATGGTGTGTTTAGCGAAATTCCAGTAGGCACATTCCGTGCTTATGTTCGTGCATCAAACGGTTTGCAATACATCATTAATCCTGCAGAGATGCAGGCAGTACAAATTCCAATCAGTTATATTAGCCGCGCCGGCAATCTTGAAACTATTACATTCACTTGTGGTATTACTCAACCTGTTTCAAACAGTCAGGCACGTGAAACTATTGATGCTATCAAACAACGTGCCCCTGCACGTTATTACACACAAGACCGCATGGTCAACGGAGAAGATTACAATCTCTTTCCGTACACACAATACAATTCAATTGTCAAAAGCAAGGCATTGAATCGTGCGTCAATTGGCACAAGTCGTTACCTTGACCTTGTGGACAACACAGGCAAATATTCCAGCACCAACAGTTTTGGAAGCGATGGTGGCTTGTGGGAACAAAACATTCTTCCCACTATCCTGTTTTCCTGGACCAATCGCAACGAGATTGCTGATTTTGTGACTAACCAAGTACAACCAGCCATTGGTGCAAACACCATGCGCCAGTTTTATTATGAAAACTTTCCGAGAGTCACAGCCACTTTGTTGCCCACATATGGCAGCACAACCTGGGTAACAGACGCAAGTTGGACACAAAGTACTACACTGGCTAACGAAACTACTGGATACTTTAAAAATGCAGTTTATTCAACTGCCTTCCCTACAGGCTCGCCTATTCCAGTAGGCACAACCACAACCACAGCATTCAAATATGTTGCTGTGGGAAGTTTGATCAAGTTTGTACCGCCCACTGGTTATTATTTTGATAAAAATAACAAGTTGCAACTAGGCACTCCGACTTCGGCAGATCAAACACTGCAAATCTGGGCCAGTCCAATCAGTATTGAAGGGTCGGGCTACAACAACGGTCTCGGCAACTTGCCTTCTGGTGCAGGGCCTGTTGCACTCAATAACTTTGTGCCCACTGGCGCACTGGTCGATACCATTATTCCTTTGTTTGTCACTGACCTACCAGTGAGTATAGAACAAAGCATCGCCGAACAAATTCTGTTGAATCGAAACTTTGGTCTGGGCTACGACAACAATGGCGACATCACTGGCACCCCCAGTACTTGGTATCTAATTACCAGCACAAATCTAGCACCGGATGCAACATGGAGCCAAACCTATGCTGGCAACACATCAGGTACCAATCTAGATGCGTCATGGTTGATACAATTTGTTGTGCAAAATCAAAACTATACTGTGACCTTCCGCGGCCTTGCATACGCATTTGGATCTGTGTTACAAACACGTTTCTTCTACTATGACGGTGGACAAATTTATGACAGCCGTACAGGCACTGTGATCAAGGACTTTATAAATGTGTTGGCAGTGAACACTCAACCTGACTCCACAGATCACCTGCCTGGTGACATCTACATGACCATTATTGGACAGCCTGTGGAAAGCGATGGCTATGTTGATGACTTCCAGGTACTGGTAGGATATCGAGACAGTGATAATGATGGTGTACCAGACAATCCTGATTTCTTTAGTGAAATTGTTGCACCAACCGTAAACTCCACGCAAAAATATATCTATCTCCAAAAGACCGTGGACTTTGACAACCTGCAACGCTACCTGTTGGTAGAGCCAGATGTGGTGACCAGTGACTATGGCACCTACGACGAGATTGAATTGCAAAAAAGTGCATGGACTCCGGGTCAAGTATTTTATGCCTATGAACAAGAGGATTTCTATCAGTTGTCAGTAAGTTACATAGGAACAAGAACCTTGGTTGATGTCACTGACGAATGGATTGCCAGAATTGGACGTCAAAGTCTGTATTTCCAATATCGTCACAATGCGCCCCTGACATCTAGAATTGATCCAGGCACAACCAATATCATTGACCTGTATGTTGTGACATTGAATTACTACACTGCTTATCAAAATTGGATACGTGATACCACAGGCACTATTATTGAGCCTGCGGTACCCACCATTGATGAATTATCAACTGAATATCAAGGCCTACAAAATTACAAAATGTTGAGTGACAATATTATTTTGAATTCGGTGATCTTCAAACCCCTGTTTGGAGCCAAAGCAGATGCCAATCTGCGTGGCACCATAAAGGTCATCAGAGCCAGCGGTTCAACTGCCAGTTCAAGCGAAATCAAAACTAGTGTGGTCACGGCTATGAACACATACTTTAGTATTGACAAATGGAATTTTGGAGATACATTTTATTTCTCAGAACTAGCCGCGTACCTACATCGAGAACTTGGCACAATTATTAGTTCAGTGGTTTTGGTCCCGTTGGATTCACAAAAATTCTTTGGTGATTTGTATGAAATACGTTCAACACCGAACGAAATATTTGTCAACGGCGCTACAATCAATAACATTGAAGTTATTGAAGCATTGACGAGTACCAATCTTCGCACAGCCTCTGGCAGTGGAGTGACCTTTGCCGCAGGCGGCGGCGGCAGTGGTACAAGTACCAGTTCAAATACTAATGGTGGCGGTGGTGGTGGCGGTGGCGGCTACAGTGGTGGTGGCTACAGTGGTGGAGGATCATATTGATGGCCAACACACGCAGTGTAGATTTTCTTCCTGAGATTTTTCAGACCGATGCCAACAAGCAATTCTTGGCTGCTACACTTGACCAACTGATTCAAGAACCTAACTTTAGAAAAACACAGGGCTTTATTGGACGTACTGTTGGACCTGGTGTCAATCCCAACGACAAATATGTGGTTGAACCCACAAAGACACGGGCCGACTATCAACTTGAACCGGCGGTGATCAGTCTTGTTCCTGACACTGATACTATCAAAAATGCCATTACCTATCCAGGCATCAATGACGCTGTGGGATTTCAAGGAGGCAACAGCAGTCGCCCTGACAGATTATATTCAAGTGAATACTATACCTGGGATCCGTTTGTTGACTTTGATGCATTTATAAATTTCAGCCAGTACTATTGGATTCCTGGCGGCCTGGACGCAGTGGATGTGGCCTCTGCTGGCATTTCCACCACTGATAATTTTGTAGTAACCACCAGCAACAATTCTTACAATTTCTCAGGCATCAATGGCAACAATCCTGTGATTGAATTGGTGCGTGGCGGCAGTTACACGTTCCAAGTATCTGATGAATTTTACATACAGTCAGCACCGGGTATATCAGGAGTCATCCCTGCCACCCCAAACATCAGCAGTAGAGATGTTTACGGTGTGGCCAACAACGGTGAAACATCGGGCACTGTGCTTTTTAATGCTCCACTCAAGGATGCACAAAGTTTTTACTACAATCTAACCAGTATTGGCACCATTGATTTAGTAACTGAGTTGGCCTACAATGATATCAACGATCAACCCCTGGTTGATTTTGTTAGTGCAACAGGCGGTATTGATGGCGTGACCAATTTGAACAATCGCACGTTGATTTTTATCGACAACTCTGCACTCACACAAAAATATCAAATTACCTATGTCACTGTTGACAGTGTGATTTATCTACAACTGGCAGAAATCGCAACAATCAACAGCCTGGAAAAATGGATTACCAGCTATGGCACAGTTTATAGCAATACTCAATGGTACAAAGATCCAGCCGGAGTTATTCGCAGTATCCCGTTGTTGAGTGCTGTACAAGACACACTGTACTACCAGTCTGGTTCCAATTCAGAAATTTTTGGTCGCATTCTTTTGGTTGAGCCAGGCAACAGTAGCACACTGGATGTTGACAGTATTATCAGTCAAGAAACCTACACCAGTCCCAATGGAGTGGCATTTACCAATGGTCTCAAAGTACGATTCACCGGAGATGTTGTACCTGTCAGTTATGGATCAGGCACAAGCAGTTTTCAATGTACTGCCACAGAAGCCGGCACAAATTATATAACCTATTACAATGCAACATATTTGTACGTTGGGCAAGGAGTTGTGTTTTTAGCCACAACCCTTGGCGGCCTTGAACCAGGCACAACTTACTATGTGAGATCCATTGCGGTCAACGGACTGAAATTTACAGTGAGTGCAGTACCCAATGGTCCAGCAGTGACATTGCAAACTGGCACAGGTACTATGAATGCAATTGCGGTTAGTAATCATGAATATTATGTGAGTGGAGTAGGTACTGCAATTGAATTGTTGCCTGTTGAAAATTTTACAGTGTACGAAAGTTATGCGACAGATTATACTGACAGCACAATTGCTGTGGAACCAGCAGATATAGATTATCTAACCATCAGTCGTGCCAGCCAGGATCTAAATGCCTGGACAAGAAGCAATCGCTGGTTTCATATTGATGTGATCAATGCCACTGCTGAATATAATAACACAACTGTGAATATTGACAATAACTTTCGTGCCAAGCGTCCAATCATACAATTTCGTCCGGGCATAAGATTATGGAACATGGGAACCCGTGGCAAAGCACCGGTGGATATCATTGACTTTACTGAAACTGATGCGTTTTCAAATGTGGAAGGATCTACTGATTATACAACCGACGGTTACACCCTGGTAGAAGGCTCACGAGTTATATTTGCCGAGGATGAAGATTTAGATGTGCGTGACAAAATCTATGTGGTAAGTTTTGCAATACCGGACACTGTGCCTCCATTGATTGCACAACCAATTATTGTGTTGACCGAAGCCACGGATGGTGCAGTTGAATTGGATGAATCTACCGTGTGTATAGATGGCAATACCATTGCAGGACTAACATTCTGGTTTGATGGAACCACCTGGATCCAAGCACAACAAAAAATCAGTGTACAACAGGCACCGTTGTACAACGTATATGATATAGATGGTGTGAGTTTTGGCGATCGAGTCACGTACCAATCCAGCGACTTTGTGGGTTCAAAGTTGTTTAGTTATGCTGTGGGCGACACAACCACACTTGATCCTGTATTGCAATTTCCTTTGCAATACCTCAACATCAACAACATTGGTGATATCTTGTTTGACAACAACCTGTACGTTGACACATTCACTTATACCATTGACAATGTCAGCACAGAGACTCCTATCAGTTCAGGCGCCGCAAGAGAATATGAGGATCGCGAGACTTTTTACAAATTGATTGGTTGGCAAACTGCGGCGGTTGAACAGCAAATTTACCAGCAATTTAAATTTACCTATACAGGACAAAGTCTGAAACTTGATATTGCAGTAACGTCACAAACCGCAGTTGCAGTTCCTGTGATCAAAATCTACGTTGGCAGTGTGTTTATTGATTCCGGCATGTATACCTATACTGTGGGCACAAATGGTACAATCATCACACTGACTGACACTTACTTGCCTACAGATATTATCGAAGTACTGGTATTGAGCGATCAAACCAGCACGGTAGGTTTTTATCAGGTTCCTAACAATTTACAAAGTAATCCTCTCAATACAAATAGTCCTTCGTTTACATTGGGTACTATTCGTACTCACTACGAAACCATTTGTGAAAACTTATTGGACTTGACCGGTGTAATTAACGGGTCAAACAACAGTCGTGACCTTGGCAATATTATTCCTTATGGCCTGGAAATTCTACAACAAAGTTCACCGTTGACCCTGGCCGGCTACTTCATGCGTAGTCCCAGTTACAATATATTTGCATCCTTGCAATACAACAGTCGCGAATACATAAAATTCAAAGCACAAATGCTGGATGCAGTGTTGACTCAAAACAATATTGCTTTTAAAACCACAGCCACAATTCTTGATCAAGCCATACAAGACATCACTTTAGGAAAGATTGAAACACAACCTTTCTACTGGAGTGACATGATCCCACAAGGCGTCTCAAGTGATAGCAATACCTACACTGTGGGTCTAACCACTAGAGCCACATTTGATACTGTCCAAGTTTACACCTACACATCAGCCAACTATCTTGGACTTTGTGTATATCTAAATGATGAGATATTGACCAGAGATCTAGAATATGTTGTGGCCACTGACGGCCCAAGACTGACAATATCAGCCACTCTTGCAGTTGGCGATACTGTTACCATCAATGAATACAGTGCCACTTATGGAAATTTTGTACCCAACACTCCTAGTAAAATGGGCTTGTATCCAAAATATGAACCAGAGATAACAACCTTGGTAACCACAAATGGCACAGGCGAATTTATCATTGGTCACGATGGCAGTCAAACTCCGGTGTTTGGAGACATACGAGACCAAGTGCTGTTGGAATTTGAAACAAGAATCTACAACAATATCAAACAAGATGACAACCCAGTACCTCTCACAATAGAAAATGTATTGCCCGGACAGTTCCGTGACACAGGATACACCTTTGAAGAGATCAACAATATCTTTGCCGAGGACTTGTTGAGTTACTGCGGATGGAACAAACTAAATTACAAAGAACAAACATTTAGTGCTACCAATGAATTTACCTGGAACTATAGTGGCACTACCAACCGACTCGACAATGAAAACTTGTTGGGTGCCTGGCGCGGCATCTATCGTTACTTCTACGACACACAACAACCCAGTTATGCTCCTTGGGAAATGCTAGGGTTAGAAATTGAACCTACCTGGTGGCAAGATCGTTATGGTCCAGCACCGTATACCGCAGACAACTTAGTGTTGTGGGACGACTTGGAAGCCGGCCTTGTAGCAGATCCTGTTACGCCTTATTACAAGCTCAAATATGCAAGACCAGGGTTAACATCGGTCATACCCACAGGCGGTGAAGGCGAGTTACTGAGTCCACAAAACAGTGTTGTGGGCGGCGTGCCATTGAATCAAAACGTCAGCGCAAGATATCAAAAGAGTTGGGCCATTGGCGATGGTGGCCCAGTTGAAGCGTCATGGTGGAATTCCAGTTCATATCCTTTCTCTGTGATGCATGTGTTGGCAGTGACTCGTCCAGCCAAGTTCTTTGCGCTGTTTGCTGATCGTGATTTGTACAAGTTTGATACTGACTACAGTCAATATCTCTACGATCAACGTTATAGACTAGATGCCAACGGGATTGAAGTATACGGTAACGAAACCAGCAAAGCCAGTTACATCAACTGGATTGTGGATTACAACAGACAAACTGGAATCAATTCAACAGACCTGTTGACTGCTGATCTTGCAGCCTTGGATGTTAGACTATGCTATAGAATGGCCAGTTATTCAGACAAACAATACGTCAAATTGGTTACTGAGAAGTCTAGTCCCAACACTACCAACACCACATTGACGATTCCCGATGAAAGTTACAACATTTTGTTGTATAAAAATCAGCCGTTTGATCAAATACGATACAGCAGTGTGGCTGTGCAAAAAGTTGACGGTGGCGGATACGCTGTATTTGGTTATGGCACAACGCAACCGTATTTTGAAATACTACAAAGCCAAGCAGTGGGCAAACTGCAAGAATACAGTGCCGGCGGCATCACTGTACGTGTGCCAACTTTCTATTCAGACAATGTGACACAAGTTCCGTATGGATTTGTGTTTGTGAATGAAACCGCAGTGAGTGATTTCTTGCTTAGTTACGGCAAACTGTTAGAAACTCAAGGACTAACATTTGTCGACAGAGTCAATGGTTACACACTGGACTGGCCAAGAATGGTCACGGAATTCTTGTACTGGAGCCAACAAGGCTGGGGCACAAATGCCATTATCAATTTGAATCCATTGGCTGGAGGGTTGACTGTTACCCGACCGGGTGCAGTGGTTGACAGCATTGTGACTGAAACTAGTGAAAACCTGTTGCTGGACCAAAATTCAAACGAAATACCCACACGTTCGTTAAATGTTGTGCGACTGGGAAATACATTTACTATTCAGCCGCTGACCACACAAAGCATCAGTTATATCAATTTGAGATTTACCAGCTACGAACACATGATGGTATTGAACAACAAGAGTGTATTTGGAGACTTGATTTATAATCCAGTAACTGGAGCAAGACAAAGCAGATTGACACTGGTGGCAGTGACCACCAGCGACTGGAACGGCAGTGTAGATACTCCCGGATTTATTCTAAATCAAGACAACGTTCAAGAGTGGACAGGATTAAGAACTTATAGCAAGGGCGAAATTGTCAAGTACAAAAATGTATATTGGTCGGCCCTGACCATTGTGCAACCCAGTGTAAAGTTTGACTTCAATGTCTGGACACAAAGCGATTACACACAAATTGAACTTGGATTGTTACCCAACCTGGCTAACAAAGCCGATCAACTGGCCAACAGTTACAACATCAATGCTGCCAACATCGAAACAGACAATGATTTGTTATCTTATGGCTTGATTGGATTCAAGCCACGTCAGTACCTGGCTGCATTGAATCTTGACGATGTGAGTCAGGTCAATGTATATCGACAATTCCTAGGAACCAAAGGCACTAGACTGGCCACAGACTTATTCAAGTCTGCCAACCTAGGTAAAGAAGCCGCTGACTACAGTATCTATGAAAACTGGGCAGTACAACGTGCAACATATGGTGCTAATGCCAATCGTAGTTTTGTTGAATTGCAGTTGAACCGAGCGTTGTTGAGTGCAAATCCTAGCCTGGTACAAGTTGTTGTGCCACAACAAGCAAGTGTCGCAGACCAACAAATATATTTGACCAATGTTTGGCGTAGCAGTTACAAACTGACCAGCACAAACATTCTTCCAACCACTACTGAATTACCCACTGATATTGGTTTGCCCACAGCAGGTTATGTGAGTCTTGACGATACTGATATCACAGTGTTTGACATCACAAACACAGAAAGTCTAGCAGCAGATATTGATTCAATCCAGGTAGGCACCAGTATCTGGGTGGCCAAGATCAACAACTACGATTGGAACATTTATCGTACGCAGGCAGTACCCGGGCAAATCCAACACGTTTGTGATAACTTAAACGGCACAAGTCGTGTGATTTTCAATGATCAACACGGCTTGACAACAGGTGATAAACTGATTATCAAATTCTTTGACACTGAAATCAATGGAGTATATCAGGTACTTAGTGTTCCGAACCTAGACACAGTAAACATTGCATTTGCATTTACCAGCAATCGTGCGGTGGCCAATGGCACAGGAATTGGATTTACATTGCAGACCATGCGAGTTGCTCAAGCCAGTGACGTTGATACGTTGCCTTACGCTCTAAACATCTTGCCAGGTGCCAAAGTCTGGGTCGACGACAACGGCGCCGGCCTCTGGGAAGTGTTGCAAAAGAATGATGTGTTCTCAAGCATTGTTGCACTGACTCCAGAACTACTAGATGCTGGAGAACAGTACGGCTCAAGCGTGGCACAGGCCAGAAACAAATTGGCTGCATTTGTAGGCAGTCCAAACTATGGATTTTACACAGGCACTTCCAAAGGCGCAATATACGTGTACGTCAAGAGTTACAGCGATCAGTACACGCCTGTTAGTCCGTTGGGTACAGGCGATGCCATACTCACACTAGATGCAACAGGTGTTCGTGGTTACGGTAATGCCATAGACTTTGGCAATCAAACCTGGGCAGTAGCCGGTGCCAGTGCTAGTCTTGGCACAGGAAGTCAAGCCAACAACGGCTATTCTTGTGTTATCTATCGCGATCCGACATTGGGAGTTCCAGGATCTATTCCTTTTGGGCAATGGCAATTGCTCACACAACCCGCGGCATACGGTACGTTGTTGACCGGTGCAGGAGAATTTGGTTACAGTGTGGCCATGAGCCTGGACGAACGTTGGATATACATTGGTGCACCGGGACTAAACAGCGTACATGCATATGGCTATGTTGATTGGCAGAATCAAGTTATCAAAGCAATTGCCGACGGAGTGACTACAGTATACACCATCAATGATCTCATACAAATCGATAATGACTACCAACTCAAAGTTACATTAAATGGACAAATACAAACAGTTACAACCGACTACACAATAAATGGTAGTTTCAGCACAGTTACTTTTGTATCTGCGCCAGGAAATACTATAGCAGGTAGTTTTGTACCCGGCGCTACATACACAATTCGAACTGTAGGCACCACCAACTTTATAGCGATTGGTGCAAGTTCAAATACTGTGGGAGTTGAATTTGTTGCCACCGGCGCAGGCACGGGCTCGGGCACAGCCGTTGCTGAAGTATTAATAGAATTTGCACGTTATAACAGTTTCCAAGTTGATTATACCACAACAACATATGACCTTGCTGGAACATCATCATCTTTGCCTGGCTTGTTCACAGCCACAAACATATACTCATTCAGTATTGAAGTTAACGGAGCATTATTGAGTCCCAACATTGATTACACATTATCTGGCACAATTGTAACACTCACCGGATCATATATCAGCAGTGACATCATAGTTGCTAGAGCCCAAGGTTACTTTGAATATGCAAACACACTTACTGTGGCTGGACTAGGTGCCTCAGATCGCTTTGGACACAGTATTTCATGTACCACAGATGGCCGCCAGATTCTGGTTGGAACTCCTTATATCACAGTGGATGGCAATGTAGAGGCCGGAGAAGTTTATGTGTTTGACCGTAATGTACAAAAATTTATTTGCGACAGCAATTCTTCCAGCACCGACTTCACAGTATTGGGATCTGTACCAACTGCACCTGTGAGTGTAATTGTCAACAATGAATTCTACATCAGTCAAACTAACAGCGTGATTGATACGCCAAACTCTTTTACAGTAATTGGAAACACAGTCACCATCCTGGGTGAGATAAAGGTAGGCGATGTAATTGAAATTGAAACTAATCAATTCAATCTGTTACAGACAGTGTCACAAAACACCGTGGCCGACTTTTCAAACTTTGGGCAAGCAGTAGAAATTTGCGACAACAATTGTAGTCTATATGTGGGCGAACCACAAAGCAGCCAACAGACTTTTAAAGGTGGTGTGGTTGAACGTTTTGTTAATCAAAGCCGTGTGTATGGCACCTTGGCCTGCGGCAACCCATTTGGCACATTGACCCCTGGTAATACCCTACGAGTGAACAATCAAGACGTAGTAGTGCCAGGAGCTTGGTCTTCGGCCACAGCTTATAATGCAAACACAGTGGTATATAATACCAGCGGCACCACAACTGTCATTTATGTTTCTCTGCAGTACACTCCATCTTCTACAATATTAACCAACACAGCATATTGGTCGCAAGTTGCTTCAACCACAGTGTTAGCGTCGGTGAGTTATCGTACCTTGGCCGCACAAATCAACGCAACTGTTTCTAATGTCATAGCAGTTGTGAATGTTGACGGACATCTTACCATATCAACCAAGAACCTCGCGGCAGCACCTGAATATGATAAATTGCAGATAGCACCCGGTAGTGTGGGCACTGCATTTGATACTATTGCATTTACCACATTTGTTTGGACACAGTTAATTACCAGTCCATATCCTGTGGAATATGCGGCGTTTGGCAGCGCCATCAGTGTCAACGACAATGCTATCAATTTGGTTGTTGGCGCACCACGAGGTACACTGTATCTTGAAACTGTATTTGATGATGGCACAACTTATTTTGATGCTGGCAGTACCATATTCTTCTCTCTGACCGTACAAAGTGGTGTAATTTATACTTTTGATTATTTGCCAAGCAGTTCGTTGACTGTTACCAATCCAGGTAAATTTGTATTTGGGCAACAAATCAACAACAGCCAAGTACAATCGTATGACATATTTGGCACCGCAGTAAATTACACGTCAGGTGTGCTCATGGCAGGCGCACCCAAGAATGACAGTGAAGACAGCACAGCCAATTTTGGTGCGGTGTTTGTGTTTGAAAACCCAACCAGTTCTCCAGCATGGAGTGTGGCAGAGATTGAACAGCCCACAGTTGATATTCGACTGTTGAATAGTGTGTTCTTTTACGATAAAATCACCAGCGCCAGAACACAGTTCTTAGACTTCATTAACCCACTGCAAGGCAAGATACTGGGTGCGGCCCGTGCCAATATCGATTACGTCGGTGCAGTTGATCCTGCCGCTTACAACACAGGCCCAGCAAACATTAAAGGCACCACCTGGTTTGCAGATCATGTGGGAGAAATTTGGTGGGATATCGGTACAGTTAGATTTATTGATCCAAATCAAGACAGTGTTGTGTATGCTTCTCGACGTTGGGCGCAATTGTTCCCAGGCAGCGAAGTCGATGTGTATCAGTGGATACAAAGCACAACGCCTCCTTCTGCCTACACCGGTGAAGGAACTCCGTTAACCACAGCATCCTACACTGTGAACACCAATCTGTCACAAGACGGGACCTTTGCCACCTATTACTACTTCTGGGTGAGAGGCATCACCGTGACTGCAACACAACTGGGCAAAACTTTACCAGCCAGCACAGTTGCATCATATATTGCGGATCCCAAATCTAGTGGTATTGCTTACTTGGCACCAATCAATGCCAGCACTGTTGCTCTGTATAACAGTGTTGACTATATTGAAGCCAGCGATACTATTATCAACGTTGAATACGATCGCGAATACACAAATGACAATGTACACGTTGAGTATGAACTGATTCCTCAAGATCGTGCTGATGGCTTCTTGAGTGACAGCCTGTATCGTAAACTTCAAGACAGTTTGTGCGGAGTAGATACATTTGGTAACAAAGTTCCTGATCCTAATCTCAATCCGGCCGAACGTTACGGCGTACAATTCCGACCACGACAAAGTATGTTTGTGAATCGTTTTGCGGCATTGAAAAATTATTTAAGACGTGTGAACGCAGTGTTGGCGCAATACCCTATTAGTGAAAGTAGATCATTTACTCTATTGAACAGTAGCGCACCTATCCCTTCACAAACTGAAATAGTAGACAGCGTTACTGTGACCAATTGGAACCTGCAGGTGGCCAATTTAGAAATACTAGGGTTTCAAACACCGTTCTGGTCCAATACCAGCGGATCAATACCATTGGGTTACAAATATCTTGTGACCACAGACAGTAGCAACAATGGACTATGGACAGTCTACACCGTCGAAGCGAGCGACACTCAGGCCAACACAAGAGTGTTAAAATTGACTCAAGTGCAAGGATACAACACACCTGACTATTGGAGTTATATCAACTGGTACCGTACAGGATATAATTCCAGCACCAAAGTTGTGGCTGAAGTGCCCACATATTCTGTATTGGCCACGCTGACGTTATCGGTTGGTAGCAGTGTCAAAGTCACTGCCAATGCACAAGGCAAGTTTGAAATTTATTTGCTAACTGATCTTGGGTTTGAACGAGTTGCACTGCAAGATGGCACCATTGCATTTTCTGCAGAACTATGGGACTATGCTCTGGGACGTTTTGGCTTTGACGTTGAAGTATTTGATGCACAATATTTTGATCAAGAGCCTGTGATTGAAACAAGAAAAATTATTCAAGCCATCAACGAAGAATTGTTGATTGATGATCTTGCAATACAACGCAACAAGGCCTTGGTCTTGATGTTTAACTTTGTGTTGAGCGAATTCTCAGCACCCGAATGGTTGGTCAAGACCAGTTTGATTGATGTGGATCACAGAATTCGTCAATTGATCCCGTATCAGAATTACATAATTGACAATCAAGAATTTGTGAGTGACTATATTCAAGAAGTCAAACCATATCATGTTAGCATTCGTGAATTCAATTTGAAATATCCAGGATCTGACGAATTCTTTGGCGATTTAACAGACTTTGATTTGCCGGCCTATTACAACACCACGTTGGAAATAGCCAAATTTACAAGCCCAATCTTGTTGCCGTACAATCACGGCAACGCATTTAATTCACCAACCAATACACAAAGTGATTTACCCGTAACCAGTGCGCTGTGGTCAACTTGGCCGTACAATCAATGGTACAGCAATTATTTGTTGATATTGGACAGCGTGGAAATCATTGATGGCGGGTCAGGATATACAGAACCACCTGTGGTTATTATCACAGGCGACGCAACCGAACCAGCAGAAGCCACGGCGGTGCTCAGCAGTCTAGGGCAGGTAGTTGCTGTAAATGTTACCAACGCAGGATCAGGATACGGTCAAACCCCTACAATTACATTTGACGGTGGTAATGGCACTGAGGCCAGAGCGTATGCCATAATGACAAATGATCTTGTGCGCAGTTTCCGCACAGTGATCAAATATGATCGTTTCCAATATTTTAGTGATGTGTCAACCTGGAGTCCAAATGGTACTTATTTGTCAGGCATGCTGGTACGGTATGATGATCGGGTATGGTCGGCCACACCCACAGACTCTACCGCAGTGGTTGGACCAGACTTTAATCTTGAAGATTGGACTGTGGTTCCAGCAAGAACACTAACTGGCGTAGATCGTACCATGGGCTATTATGTGCCCGGCGTTAATCAACCTAATCTTGAATTGCCATTGTTGATCGATGGCGTGGACTATCCTGGTGTACAGGTCTACGGCGATTATTTCTTGCGCGATTCACTGAGTATTGACGCTGAATACACTAGTGAGTTTACAGATACCACACTGGGAGAACTGCCCACAGACATCAATGTCGATGGAGGTGAATTCATTGGCTTGTACGAAGGACACTCGCCTGAAGAATTGATCAATGGTGCAGAATTTGACACTCTTGATTTCCGTGTGTATACTCGTCCGGGCGCAGACTGGAACAGAGACGGCCACGGATTCCAATGGAGCACAATTCGTTACACATATGCCCCTGCTATTGAAACAGCATACAGTTGGTCTGGAATTGTAGAACATCCAGTTCAGGTATTGGTCAGCGATATCACCACTGGCATAGATCTTGCACTTGACATTGATTATACTGTTGACTGGATCAACCAAACAGTTTCTTTACTGACCTTGACATCTGGAGATCAGTTTCAGATCAATGTGTTTGAATTGGGGGGTGGCAGCCAGTTGTATCGTGCCAATTACATCGGCGGCGACATTGGGGAGACCGTGGTAGTTCCGGTTAACACAGCAGAAATTGTCAGCATTGCGGTATTTGTAAATGGCGAAAATGTTAACAGTGTGACCTGGCAACCGTATGTTGAAAGTGAAGATTGGAATACACTAGATAGTTATAGCAAACTTGACATTGTGAATCATAGTAGTACCTACTATCGTGCCTTGCAAGATGTGCCA